CTTTATTATAGAGGAGTATCATAGGGTTCTATTATGTTCAGGTAATATGTTCATCAGAGTTTTTTCTATTAGAGATGATTCTAATGAACCTATTTTTAATGTGACAAGAGAAAAACTACCAGTCTACGGATATACTGTCGAACGTTTTGAATCTCTTATTGAAGATCATTTTCGGGTATCAAGAAGAACTTATGATCCTATGTACGGTGCTCATGGTGAAGGATGTAATTATTACCATCTATCAAGGAAAACTTAAATCATTATAAAAAAACCCTATTTTATGAGGGTTTCGTTATAAAATAGTGTGTAAGATTCAACACAATACAAATGTCAGGAGATTTTTTCTCACATAATGATCAACAACCACCTATACCTGTAGAACAGGCACGTGACCTACAACAGAGATGCAGAGCATCTATGGCTATGGATGATATTAAAGAATCTCGGTGGATTGATACCAATTACATTATCGAATTGGAAACTATGATTGTCAACGCACGGTACAGAAATGGTAGCCCCATGCAAGAGTAGAGGGTCATATATTATTCGATCTTTGATTCCCAGGAAAGCGGAAAAAAAACTCGGCACATTTTTTGGTCAAAAAGGTTTTTCTCAATTAACATCAATATTTGATGAACCTGGTCCGTTATCGTAAGAGGTTACTGTACCTAGTTCCACTTGATTACTTACACTAGCACTAATATAACCTCTAGTATCTATAAATCGCTGTGCTACATTTAGTACAGTTTTTTTATTGTTTTGGTCGTCTAATTCTGAATGTGGCTCATATGAGATTACATTAGAAAATTCATCAGTAATCATATTTGTCAATTGTGTTGTAGGAATCCTTAAAAGTCTTTTTTTGTCATTTTCATAAGATTCGTGTTCGTAGTTACTTACTGCATATCTTGATTCTACATCTGTCTTAGTTGTACCATCTGGCAATACGGCACGAAATTCCCCATTTACCTCTATACCTTTTTTTATGAAAACTATGTCATTGTACATAACTTCAACAGTTTCATAATGATGAATTGCATCTACATCTGTATATTTTTCATTACAGTATGTTTGTAGATCATCTTCAGATTTTGGCCATTGATGATATACATCTGTAATATTGTTTACTATAAGTATTACCCAATCTAAGTGTTCATCACCAAGTACCGCTAATGCTACATCTGATGGTGAAGTGCCATCTGGTATAGCAGTAGTTTCAAACATTGTTGTGTATCGGCTTAAATCATCTCTAATTTTACATCTTCGGAAAATATTCTTTACAAGACGATATTTGAAATTTTCGTCATCTGTTAATCCTTCCCCGATATAGGTATTTGGTAAATTATCAAAATATGCCATTTTTAGTAACCTTCTTGTATATCTTCGGTTGTGAGTAGTTTAGTCTCTGTGAATTGTACGTTTAATACTACTGCAGGTACTTGTAGCAGTGCTGGAGCACCTGCTCTCTTTAATGCATTATATTGGTTATCTGGAGTATAGTTCACAGTCACATTTGTGCATACTGAAGGGTGAATTTTGAAATGTAGATGAGCATCTAAATCATCACCAGTACCTACATCAACTAATGTTCCTTGAGAATCAAAACGACAGAATTGGATATCAAATTTTCTTGGTACTGCAAAATATCTATTTTGTTCAGCAGTTGCCATTATAGAACTTCTACCAGTCCAAGGATTGTCATCAGTAGCATTCCATCCAAATAGATCTTTCAATGCTTTGATTGTTTCATCAAACGGTTCGTATTTTTTACCTTTTTTACCAATTTGAGATTTCTTCTTTCGTACTTTTCTTGCTAATTTACCACTTTCAAATGTTGGGTGAGAACCCATTTTAAACCATTGACATATTGACCATATATTTTCTGCTTCTTTAGGACTTCTAGCAAGCATTTTAAAACTAAAGTTATGATTACGGAAACTCATATTATTGAAGATTTGTTCCGTATAAGGGTTGAATATTCTTCCCTTAGTCATTTGCTCTAAACTATTAATATCAATACTACCTTGCAATCCTAAGAATCCACTAATACTGTTTGCTGCTTGTACCATTGCACCTGCACCAAATTCAGGGTTTGCTGCAGAAGCTGCCATTTGTATTGTGTTTGCTAATTTATCAAAATCAACAGCACCATCATCTGTATTTTGTATAGCATTAGCAAGACCTATACCACCAACTCCAAGATCTACTGTTCTGTAGTTTGCTTGATATGTTGTTGATAATGATGGAGGCATATTAATATACACCGTTTCACTATCATATTTTTTATCAGATTTGACAGATCCTATGTTACCACCGTAGAAAGATTTATCATCATTAGCAAATGTCATTGCAAAACTTTTAAACCTAACCCAGTCGATTGCATAGGTTGCACCATCAGCATCCCTATGGTGACTTCCGTGTGATACTGGTGCTCTGTATGGATATCTTAGGATTGCCAACTTAACTACCTAAATACTACGTGACCTCTATGTATTTATGCGTTATAAACAGGGAAAGTACTTTCCTAGTAAACCTCGGAAGTACAAAGGTGATTATCGTAATATAATATATCGTTCAGGTTGGGAACTTAAATTCATGAAATTCTGTGATAGTAATCCCAATATTACTGAATGGGGGAGTGAAGAGGTAATTATACCTTACATTTCACCTGTTGATGGTAAAAGACATAAGTATTATCCAGATTTTTATGTCAAGACCAATGGGAAAAAGTTTATAGTAGAAGTTAAACCTTCTAGACAAACAAAAGAACCCAAAACTCAAAGAAAGGTTACTAAAAAATATATTAATGAAGTTGTTACATATAGCGTTAATCAAGCTAAATGGAAAGCAGCAACTGAATTTTGCAAAGATTATAATATGGAATTTATGATCATTACAGAAAAGGAGCTTAGAGTATAATGGTTTTTGGCGGTATCAGTAAAATATTCAATGCTACTACAAAGGCAGCAATAGAAGCTAACAATAATACTGGTGGTGGTGGACCTAGACGTTCAGCATTACCACATGATCAATCTGCACAATATCCTTCTTTGCAGGAGTTTATGGCCTTTTCCTTAAAGGATAAGGATTATTCACCTGCTACTACTAACCTATTTTCACTTCATATAGTTACACCAGCACTTATGAAGAACTGGACTGCACGTGATGGTCGAATGGGTACTGATGGTAGAGAACATATTATATCAGATACTATTGGGTATAGAGATTCAACATTTATGTCTGGTCATGCTGGAGGGAAGGGTGATAAGTTAGGAAAATGTTTAAATTTTTATTGTCAGAGCGTTAGTACACCAAGTAGACAGTTAACAACTGGTTCTCTTGTTAATATAGGTACTGCTACTAAATATGCTACTGGATCTGCATTCAGTCAAATTTCTTGTACCTTTATAGCACCTAAATCACAACATAGTTTAAATTTCTTTGAAAGATGGTTATCATTGATGGCTCCTGATGCTAACCAATATACTGATTATTATGATTATTATAATGCTCCCAGAATGATGATTTATAAATGGGAGAAAGGTGGACAAACTAGGAGTGATTGGGATCAAACTAGGTCTAATAGAGGAAATGAAAACTTTGTTCCAAATAGCACTCAACCATTAAGGTCACATGAGTATAGATTAACTGCTAGTTGGGAATTACAACAAGCATTTCCATATAATATTGGTTCTACTCAGTTAAATAATGCAGCAGCAAGAACTATGACATTCACAGTAGGATTCTTCTTTGAGCGTTATAGATTCTATACCCAACCAGAGTTTGATGAACCAGGAGTACGTACTCAAATTTCTATTCCTGGACTGGGAGGTAGAGAAGATGATTATTATGACCCTTATGTTGACGCTCAACAGATTTTCCAATCTATTGATGATACACAAAAATCACTAGGAACTTGGTAACATGCCACTACCCGAAATCCCTTACGACCCTTGGTTTAACGACAAACCCCACCCCCATGATTCTATGCCTATAGCAACTGATGAACCTCTAGATCTTGCACCGAGTTCTGTAGAACCTCAAGATGAAGAGGATATACATGAGAAGATGTACCAAGAAGCAATTAAAAAGCACAGTCCTTGGTTAGGAGGTTCCGAGAACTTCCATAAATAATTTTACTGAATTGAATTCACAATGCCATTACCTACATTAAATGTACCTAAGTACAAAATGAAACTGCCTTCTGATGGCAGAACTGTTAATTATAGACCATTTCTTGTTAAAGAGGAGAAGTTACTTTTATTAGCAACCGAAACTGGACAACAAGAAGATATAATTACTGCGATTAAGAGTATTATTACTGAATGTACTGATATTCATGATATTGATGATCTTCCTACTTTTGACATCGAATTTGTCTTTCTTCAAATCCGTACCAAGTCCGTTGGTGAGGCTGTTGAAGTTAGTGTAACTTGTCCTGATGATGGAACAACTCAAGTTCCTGTAAAAATACCTTTGAATGAAATCAAAGTTAAGAAGGATAAGAAACATAAGAAGGATATTAAATTAGGAGACGATATTATCTTAACTATGGGTTATCCAAGTCTTGATACCTTTGTTGTGATGAATTTCCAAGATGAAGAACCTACTGTAGATTCTGTCTTTGAAATGGCAGCAAGTTGTGTAAAACAGATTGCTGATGCTGAACAAGTTTATGATGCTATGGATACTCCTAAAGATGAATTAATTGCTTTCTTTGATCAGTTAACAAGTACACAGTTCCAACAAGTACAAGACTTTTTTGATACTATGCCTAAGTTAGCTCATACAGTTAAAGTAGTTAATCCTAAAACCAAAGTTGCTAGTGATGTAACGCTTGAGGGACTTTCAGCTTTTTTCGGATAGCTCTACTCCACACAAGTTTACAATCCTTCTATGAGGTAAATTTTGCCCTGATGCACCATCATAAATGGTCGTGCGAATATATTGATAACTTGATGCCCTTTGAGAAAGAGATCTATATGAATCTCTTAATGAATTATCTTAAAGAAGAACAGAATAGAATGGAGGCAGAGCAGCAAAGACAAAATCAATCCAGATAACCAGTGGCAAATAAATTTACACATAAGTTTGTAAATGCTGGAGTAAAAGGTAAACTTACTCCAACACTTTTTGCTGCAAGAAAATCTATCACTGCTACCAATAGACTAGGCAATACTGTTGCTAGTATTGGTAATGTTGTCTGGGATATGAGGCAACTTTCTCTCAAGTCAGCAGCTAATAGAGTATTAGCAGAACAAGCACAACGAAGAAGAGAGCAGAGAGAAAGGGATGCAGAGGCTGAAGAAGCAGCAGAACTGGATAAATCGTTACAAAAGGGTGGTAAGAAAGGAGCTAAACCTGACAGTGAACAAAAGGGTTTAGGTAAAAAGCATTTTGGATGGTTGAATGGGTTTCTTAGACC